TACAAGATACCGAGATTGTTGGTTTGACCGAAATACTTGGTGTTCCATCTATTTTTTTCAAGGATACTATTTACGAAGGTTACGGAAGAAGTATCTACTCAGGCAAAGTAGACCTATTTGATGATTTAGACCAAGCGTTATCACAATCCGCCAACACGGTTAGAAAATCAACTCCTGTGGAATACTTCCCAGTTGATATGCTTGAACGCACTCCGACAGGCGAACCTAAATTACCAGCACGATATGATAGAACATATGTTGCTACACCAGCAGGTCGTAATGGCGATGGCGACAGAGTTTCTCAAATTAACACAACGCAACCTTCTGTTAATTTCGCACAATACTCTGGCGAAGAATTAACTTTACTATCATTTATTTTAACTGGCGTTTTATCTCCTGCTACAATGGGCATTGATGTTGCTAAAAAAGATAACGCAGATGCACAGCGTGAAAAAGAAAAAGTTACTATTATGACACGCAACAATATTATCTTGAAGCAAAAAGAAATCTTAGACAAGGTTTTATGCCTTGCGTTAAAGATGGAAAATTATATGATGGACCCAACGCTTACAGAGTTTCCTGAATATCAAATCGGTGTTGACTTTGAAGAGTTTGCGAACCCGTCATTTGAAAACCAAATCGTTATCCTTGCCAACGCATTATCATCTGGTGCTATTTCCATTGATAGATATGTAGATTTACTATGGGGCGATAGTTTAGATGAAGCAGCAAAACAAGCGGAAGTCGAATATATCAAACAATTTATGGGACAAGGCGGTAACCCATTAGACGCATTATTAGGTGCTACGCAACCACAAGAACAAGCACAGAGTGATGAAGAAGAGTTCCTTGCTGCCGAAACAGGACAAGTATGAACAATATACAACCAATTAAAGAACACATAACACCATACGGAAGACCTAAACAAAAAGAAAAAACTTATGGCAAAAAAAGAAATAGACGAACTCGCTGAATTGATGTCCAAGATATTTGGTCGTCTTGAAAGCGAAGCAAAAATGATGTCACATCTTTTATTGTATAGCAAAGTAGAGTTAGACCCAGTCGCTTGGAAGTCATATCAAACCAGTATGTTTTCAAGGTTTGAAAAAGAGTTAGGGTTAGTCATAAAAAAAGAATTGCCTTTACTTAATAACGCATTAGAAAAGGTTATCGTCTTAAACTCTAAACTCGCCACAGGTAAATTAGATATTCTTAAAGAGTTAGAAACGCTACGAGAAAAAAAGATTGTTGATGTGGAAATACCTAAACTTGTCAAAGATAGAATTGTGTATTTCAAAGACATCGCAAAGAAGACAGTTCAATCTGTGACTGATGAAGTGTTAAGAGAGCATAAACGCAAGGTGTTAAAAATAGGTGCTTTCTCGCTATTACAGACACAAAAGACAAACACCCTATATCAAAACATTAAACAAGCAACAGAGGAAGGCATAGATAAACAACCAAAGATACTAACACCAAGCGGTAAACAAATGTCATATAAGACATATACCGAAATGGTTGTTAGAACAGGACTAATGCAAGATGCTGCGAAGTTACAAGAATATGTAGGGCGTATGACAGGCGTTGCTTTCTACATTGCGAGTTCGCACAGCGACAGCGCACCTGACCACAAGGATTATCAGGGTAAAATATATTACGATGAAAATTGGCGACAAATGGTGCCAAAAGAACTACACGCAGATGTTCAAACATTAATCACGAGAACGAATATGAAAAGTTTTCAATGGGTAAAAGATGAACCTGTGTATATGACTACAAGACCTAACTGCCGACACAAGTTTATGCCACTATCAATAGACGAGGTGCTGGAAAAAACACCAAATCAACTGCTAAATGAATTAAACTTAAAGAAGGGAAATTATAACCCAAAACATTACGAGGCACTCCAAGAACAGCGTTACAATGAGAGAAATATAAGAAAGTGGAAAGAACAAAGAGAACTCCACGAAAAAGCAATAGAGTTAGTAAAAGATAAAGAATTAAAAGATGACTTGCTCAACTCCTTAAAACGTGATAATATGTTTATTAGGAAGTGGCAGAGTAAACAACAAACTCTTATCTCCAAAAATCCCAATGTTCTCCAACGAGATTTTCGTAGAGAAAGCAATGAGATTATTATTCAGGATTTAGGTGTGCGTTATAATATCAAAGCCGATTAAACTCCCTTATTACTTGTAGAAACAAGGAACTACTCATAGAAAGAGGTAAAAATACTATGGAAGAAAAAGAAGTGTCAGGCGTTACTCCATCGCAACCAAATGTTGAAGCACAACCAGTTCAACAAGTGGCGACAAATCCGAAACCTGTTGTAAAACCTGTTGAAGTAAAACCAACTGTTGTGAAAAAGGAAGTCCAAACTCCTCAACAAACGCAACCTGTCGCACAGGTTCAAGAAACACAACCAGAGGTAACTAATCCTGAACAAGCACCAAAAATGCTTACACAAGATGAAGTTAACAGAATTGTCCAAAGCAGATTGCTGGATAACAAGAAATCTTTATATACCAAGTATGGTGTGAAAGATGATACCGAGTTAGATGCTCTCATCGGTAGGGCAAAGCAATATCCAGATTTAGAAGTTAAATACAATCAAGCACAGGAACAATTAAAGGAGTTTTCTAACCGAAAACTGTTGTTTACGAACAATGTTAACTTGGCAAAATATGACGACATCATTACCTATATGAAGGGTAAAGGATTAGAATTAAATGCCGACAATGTTAAAAAAGTTTTAGAAACTCATCAAGAATGGGTAAGACCTCAAAAACAACCAGCAGTTCGTCCTACAAGATTGGGCAATACTGGTTCTGTATCAACACCAAAAGTGTCGGACAGAGAACAAATTAGAGGTTTATTCCCAAGTTTGACGAAGAAATGAGGTATAGATGAACTTTTCTCCAAAACCAAAACCAAAGACAAAGATGAAACCAGGGGAACAACGACAAACCCCTATGATGCCCACTGGTGCTAAACCAGTTCCTAAACCTATGCCTATGGAACAAAAACCTCTTGAACGTGTGAAGTTTGAAAAACCACAAACTACGCTGAAACCAGTGAAGTTTGAAAAACCACAAACTTTAACACAAAAAGAACAAAAATCTTTTAATGTTTTAGGTATGGATGTTCCGATGGGCAAAGTAAAAAAAACAGAAGTTCCAGCACCAACTGAAAAACAACCTGTTGCTAAAAAACAAGTTGAAACTAAAAAACCTGAAACCAACCCAATTTATACTATGTTGATGGGTGACGATGAAAGTGCACCAGTTAGCATTAAAAATGTTTTATCGGTAACCGATGATACGGTAGAAGGAAACTTTCCTAACGGAACGCAATTTACTGTAAAAGACAATGGAAGCGATTTAGAGTTTAAAGTTGTTAATGGTCCACAAGGCGATGAAGAAGTCCAAGTGTTCTCTTACGAAGATGTGCAAAATATGTTTGATATGATGAACCAACTTGGTATGGAAAAACCTTTTGACAAAAAAAATCCCAAACAATTTGAACTTGAAGCAATCCAAGAAACATTAAGTAATTGGGAACGTGAAGGAAAAGATTATAGAGAAAGTGATTTATTAAAATTAAGTAAACGATTTGAAGTGCCTATGGAAGATGTTATGAAACTTGTTAATGGCGAAATAACCGCAGATGGCAAACCAGTAGCACAACCACAAGGCGAAGAAGTAGCACAAGGCGAAGTCCAAGATTTTATCGACAATATTACTAATGATTATTCAATTAAAAAATTGAAGCAATTATATAACTATAACGATAACCCTAATCGTGACATTGCCGAAGAAGGTCAATCTTTATGGGAACAATTAGGCGAAACACTCGGCACCGAAGATGAAGATGAAATTGGTGAAGCGTGGGAACAAGCATTTAGACAAATCTTCAAATTATAGTTGCATTTATAAAAATGTGATATACTAACAAGTAAAGAAGGAAAAATAATGGAAGAAAAAGAAAAAGAAATGGCAGTTGCCGAACCAAAAAGTGAAGCATTACCGCCAACGCTAACACCCGAACAAATCGAAGTATTAGCAAAGCATTTCAAAGTAGACGTTGCCGAATTAGGTGCCTACATTATGGAAAACCTTAAAGGCGAAGGCGAAATGAAAGAAGAAGTTAAAGAAGACGAAGAAGAAAAAATGGCACGGTCTATGTTTCCGTCCTTAAAGAAATAACATAGAGAAATAGGAAAAATTATATGCCAAACAAAATTGGATTAATTCAAAAATACTCCCCTGAAATCTTAGACGAAATCTTTGCGAAAGAAGCAGTTACTGCAATTCTTGAACGCAACTCTGGTTTATTAAAGTTTACCAGTGCTAAAACTGTGCTTATCCCATCTATCGAAATGGACGGCTTAGGCGACTATATCCGTGCTGACCAATCTAACGCTGGTTACTCCGCAGGTTCTGTGGACATCAACTGGGAAAGTCACACCTTAACAAAAGACCGAGGCAAACAATTCAAAGTCGACCAAATGGACGATGAAGAAACCCAAGGACTTGTTGTTGGTAACTTATTAGACCAATTCGTCCGCACCAAAGAAGTTCCAGAAGTTGACGCTTACCGCTTATCTACGCTTTTCTCAAAAGCATATGCTGACCAAGTTGTTACCGAAACTATCGGTGCTAACGAAATTATTGCTAAGTTCAACTTGGCATTTGAAAAGTTTGCCGATTTAGAAATCCCAGAAGATGAACAAGTTTTGTATGTTTCTAACGCTGTTATGACACAAATCCGTAACACTACCGAATTAGCAAAACGCATTTATCAAGAAGATTTCACTACTCCTGCTGGTTTAACTTTCACAGTAACCAAGTGGGAAGGTCGCCCAATTATCCCAGTTCCTGCTCGTCGTTTCTATACTGCTTATGATTTTAACCAAAATGGTTTCTTCCCAACCGCTGCCGCTAAGTTAATGAACTTTATGCTCGTTCACTTTAATGCTGCGCTGCCAATTAAGAAACACTCTGTGTTAAAAGTATTTGGACCAGAAGTCGTCCAAGATTTCGATGGTTTCAAACTTAACCACCGTTTATATCACGACATCTTTGTTCCTAAAAATAAACGTGTTGCTCTTTATGTTTCAGTAAGTGGTGTGACTTCCTACTTATCCCCAGTTTCATTTACGACAGTCGCTGGTGCTGCTACTAACGGAACCATCATCAATGACATCTATGCCGCTGGTGTTCGTGGAACGCTTAAATACTTACTCTCAACAACCGCTGTTGGTTCATTAGCGTTACCAGCATACGGTGCTTCACTCTCGTCCTATACGACCTTAGTTCCAGGTGCGGAAATCGCTGCCTCAACTAATGTTACGATTATTGTTGCTATCGCAGATGCAAGTGGAAACGCTATCGCTGCGAGCAAGTTAACCATAGTCAAAAAAGCATAACGACTAATTAGTTAAGTGCTATAATTAGGGTGTGTGGCAAATGCTACGCACCCTATTTTTGTAGGAGGACACATATGCCTAAATATGTAACAAAAGACGATTTTAGAAACTTTACAGGTATTGACCTTGATTTAGAATTGCGTGATAAAGATGATACAAGCAATAAATCTAATATCTTTATCTCACAAATTGAAAACTGGTGCGAAACTTATATTCAATATCATAGTGCTCAAAAAATTGAATATGTTTCGTTAATTCCTGAACAACAAGAACATTTTAAGCGGGGCATACTATATCAAATGGAGTATGTTATCCGTAATAGTGATATTTCGACCGATAGCGGTTATAATCCTGAAACAGGACCTATTACCGATATTAATT